GTTCCAACAAGGGTAGAATCACGGATGATTCCTAGATCCAAAGTACCGCCATCAAGGAACAAGAATGAACCTTCTGCGAATAGGTACCAAGTGAATGAATCTGCGAACTCGTTTAGAGCAGCGGACGATGATTGTGCGCCAAACACGTTCTGATCTAGTGAAGCACTTAGTGTGACTCCACGAGAAGCAACGTATCCGTCGATTTCTGCGTATGCGTTGAGAGTTGAATCTCCTGGCATTGCCAAAGCAAGGTCAGCAGCCATCGCGTCCTTAACCCATGCTGGGATAATCGCACGAAGTGGTGCATCAGCCTCTAGGCGATGACGTGAACGGTAAGCAGCAGAAGCGCGACCTAGTTGTACTAGGAAGTCACGACCAAATCCGATTAGGGAAGTAGTTGTAACTGCTGTTGAAGCAGTACCAATCTTTGAAAGAAGGTTTTGCTCTGCTTCACGAGCGTGCTGAATCAGACCCAACTCGTTGTGACGAGCGATGAGTTCTGGATAAGCACGAGTCATCAAGTTACCGAACTGTAGTTGCAAAGTTACTGCGTCTGTTGCGACGGTTTGCTCTGCTGCTGCTGAAACGGTGAGGCTTGCTTTAACATCGGTACCAGGTGCTGTATCAACTGCGTTTGTCCACACGCCAACTGCGTTTCCGTATGAGGAAAGCACTGGTGGTGTTACGAAGCGAATACCGCCGCGATCAGCCTGGAAACGAGGAAGAGCATCACGTACTGGACGTGCTGTTGTTCCAAGTCCAAAAATGTCGTATTTGGTCTCGAATGGTGCTGCGTGTCCACCTGAAGCAACAAGTGCTTCTGGGCTTGTCACAGCGTTGATTTTTGCCCAGTTTGATTCAGCATCTTGTGTAAGAGTGCGGTCTTCTGGGAATGAAGTGGTTACAGAAGCAACAATGTGTTGTTCTCCATCTCCACCGTTTACACGGCGTAGGCCATGTAGACGCTTTGCCATTGCTTCAGCAACAGCGCTCATATCTGTTAATGGGCTTCCAGCCGTATATCCTGGAATATCTGCACCCGCTGTGATTGCCACAGGAGCGGCAGATGTCCGAGAAGTTGGACGGCGGTCAGCCGGGACCTCAATGTTGAGGTTGTCTGCATTTGCAGCGGCGGTCACGGGTGCCTCCATATTTTCTTGAACCAAAGTTGGTTCACTTGCTTGGGTTGATGTTTCTTGAATAGATGCTTCTGCACCTTCAACAGTTTCAACAGATGCTTCTGTTGCTACTGGAGCATCTACAACAGTCTCTGCAACTGCTTCGGCAACTGGTGCCTCTGCTGATGCAACTTCTGCTGTTGGTGCCTCTTCTGTTGCTACTGGTGCTACTGATTCCTCAGCAGCGGCAACAACTGTTTCCTCTACAACAGCAACTGGTGCTGATGCTTCGGTAGTTTCGGTTTGTGATTCAGTTGAGAACTCTGCGTTCTTTTCCGCTTCGGTAGACGCTTCGGTCATGGTTTCTTCCTCTTTCTTTTTCTCGTCTTCTTCCTCAGAAGGGGTTTTTTCTTCAGGAGTGACAGGCATCTCTGCTGCCTCTTCCATCTTTTTCTCCTCTTCCACGGGAGCAGGAGTTTCTGAAACAGGTGCTTCCTCTGTCATTGGTGCTTCCTCTGTCATCGGAGCAACTGGTGCTTCCTCTGCCATTGGAGCATCTTCTGATTTGGACTCCATGTTTTCTTCCTCTTTTTCGCCATCTTGTCCGTAAACGCGGGTAGCGGCCTCAGAGGCTCGCTGAGCGAGTTCTTGGGCTGCGGCCTCGCGGCGCTTGACTTCGTTTCTAACTCCATCGAGCATATCGGCAAGCGACGTCATCGCGTCGACTGTTTGCGGGGTAGGATCTTCTTTCTCAACCGTTTCAAATTGCTTCAGGATTGCACTCTGAAGTTCAGCAACTTGATCGTCGCCTAACTCTGCGAGTTGGTCCATCTGTTCTTTAATTCGGTCCACGAACTGTCCTTCCTCTGGCCAGTCACGATAGGTCTATTACCTATCTCGCTAATCAATCGAGGCCGAGGGACTCCGAAACGCTGTGTAGATAGCGTGGAGGCACTCCACCTAATACTGAATACTACATTACTTCTAATAGTGTGATTTTTAGTTTTGTACGATTTTTTGACAGACTAGGTAAGTAAGCGAAGCAACTTAGCCATCTGGCTAGAAATCTCTGATTGGCTGTAGTAGTCCCCGCCAGACATAAAGGTGTTCAAATCCTTTGTGGCAACAGCGGCGTCTTCCTTACCAATCTTGGCCTCTACCCGTGTAATCATGTCATCCATAAGTTGTTGTAGCGCAGGAGGGATATCGCTAAAACGAATCTTTTGGGCGTCCTGACCAAAGGCAAAGGGAAGGTTAGCAATAACCTTTCCAAGTTCACCAGCACTACTTCTGACATTCTCTAAAGATTCAGCATTTAGTGCTCCAGTGTCCAAGCGGTCAATAATGCCTAGAAGGTCACCCGCTGCCTTGGCTGCGCCAGCGTAATTTCCAGCATTATCTAGATTTTCTGCTTGTTCAATCTTTTTTAGAGCAGCATCTGCGCCAGAATCACCTAAGTCCAGTTTCAACCGGGCAAGAACTTGTCGAAACTTTCCTTCCGCATCGCGGGGTTGGGTTTTAGGTGTGTATTTGGCACGTTCTGCATCTGCTTGTTTCTTGCCCTTAACTTCTTTTTTTAGTAAATCAAGTTCCTCGTCAGTCAAACCTTCAAGGTCTTTTTCACTAATTTCAGCAGCAGCCACAACTGTTTTAAGTGCTTCAATTTTGGCTCTCATACTGGCAATTAAGGTGTCTGAAGTATCAGATGCTTCTTTCCAGTTTTCTGGAATTAAGTCTGTCTTCTCAAGTTGGCGGGCACGCTTTACGATGTGGCGACGAACTAGTCCACGTTTTCCTGGCTTTGAACGTCCGTATGCCTGAACAGCATTTCTTAAGTCAGAAACATTTCTGATTGGAAATGAGCCATCTGGAAGTGCTTTCTTTTCGCCAGCAAGTTTTTCACGCATCTTGCGGGAAATCACTGCTAATTCAGTATCAGCATCTTCTAGTGTCTGAAGCATATAAGCGCTGTCAGCATTTTTTGTTTCTGCAATTCTGCTTGAAAGTTCTGAAGCCTTGATAGCAGCAGTCACTGCTTCAATGCGGGACTTAGCATCTTGTGCAGCAGCAACCATTGGTGCTTCAAGTTTGTCAATACGCTCATTTAATTCACGTAGTGGGTCATGCTTGAGTTGAGCAAGAACATTTGCACCAGCAGCAACAAGAGCCATAACCTGACCTGATGCAACACGAGCACGAGCAATTGGGAAGCCAGGAACGTTTACTTGGCAAACTGCTACAAGTTCAAGTGAACCCTTGATTGGGCGCCAGTCACCAGACGGTGCTGAAGCACGAAGGGAACGAATCTGTTCTGGAGTTGTTCCAGGGCGAAGTGCTCCTGAGACCCAGATGCCATAAGCATCTTCTCCTGCGTGAACATCTGCGATAGCAGACGCTGTGTCGTCATAGTGACGAACTGCTTCTGAAGCACTGGCTTCTAGAGAAGCGTGTCCTCCAGCCAATGTTAATTGTCCAACTGGAACATCGACACTTTCCTCAGTACGAACTACGCCAGTATGAAAATAGGCATAGTTACTCTTACTGCGTGGTGGTCGTGTTCCAAAAGACATTCCAATATGGTCAACGTGCCAAGCGGCAATATGACCAAAAACTTTTCCTTCATCAGTTACCGTCAGAGCGGTTGGCTTATTTAAGCCAGGGTTATCAAACCACTCTTTAGGCGGATGTACTGGAATAGCACCAGCAACAATTCCGCAAGCGACGAGTGCTGATGCGTCTAAAGGATTTACACCCTCGACATACACTCCGTCAGAAATCACTTCTTCCTCCTGGTCTCTCCCACTTTGTTCAACGAGTTCAATAGTGCACTCTTGATAAGCGGGCTTAGCGACAAGCGTTACAGCCATAACTCTTGCCTTTGTTATCTTCATTTTACCTGCTCCGACCTTACCGTCGGATTCTTTTTCTGAAGCATTTGTTTCTTCATCTGCTTCAAACATATCTAAGTCAGCAGAAACTCCACGGATAAAGCCTCCACGAACAAGTCTTTCCGCTTCTTTTCCGTACTCACCAGTGTCAAAATAGCCATAGGCATTTCCTATGCCATTTTCTACTCTTTCCATCTTGGTAATTTTTCCTATAACAACTGATCCGGAATGGCCTTCGCCAGTCTTGATTTGCCATAAGAAAGGTAGTGGTAGTTCTCTCATCAAAATAGCCCCTGGCACAAACTTACGTCCATCACCAGACTCGATGGCCTCAGGGATAACCAAAGGAATATAGAACTGTGCGCCAACTCCAGGCTCTTCCATAGAAGCACCAGCAGTCAAAACACGATTCTTAGCGTCAGCGATTCTTGCTTTCATAATTACTGAAGCAAGAACTGCCTCTGATGGAATAACAAAATCATTACTAAAAGTATTTTTTGCTTTTCCTTTTTTACCAAACAGTTGACGATGCTCTTTATCGCCTGTCCACATACCTGTGGCTTCTTTATGGCGTAAGGCGCAATAGCCCTTAGAACGAGGTCCCATATATTTAGAAAGTTGACGAACACAGCGTGTCCAGTCTCCTGGAGTATTCCAACGAATCTTTGCTGCGCCTTTTCCATATAACCAGTAGCGACGAAGTTTTTCAGCGTTGCCACGGTTTCTATCAGCACCACCTGCTGCCATCAAAGCAATGATTCTTGAATCAATATTGCTGATAGAGGCAGTTGCTGGTTTTACAGAATCAATTTGGTCTAATACCAAAGCAAGGTTGTCATCATCTAAAACAATAACTGGTGGGGGAGTAGGACTATTTAGGTCGTTAAGAATTTGCTCATCTTTTTCCCACTTGCCTGGTTTACGCTTATAAGTCATTGGAGTAGTTGTTTTATTAGTAGCAGGTACTAATGAAACTAATTCCATAACAGCCTGAGGGTCATCTGGAGAAACAATCGCCATATAAAGAGGAGGAACATCAGATGTTTCTGGGTTTAGTTCTACCTCTTTAGATTCAGCAGCAGAAGTAAAACCTTTTGGCGGCTGAGTCAGCCAAGATGCTGGGGTAAGACCTGGAGATGGTTTCAAATCTTTTTTTGGCTTATACGCTTCTACATCAGAAGGTTTTACAGGTGTTCTAGAAATATCAGGGCGATACCACATCGCGTTTGGATAACTTACAGTTCCATCTTTATTTACAACTTTTTTCTCTAAAAATTCTCGTAAAGATGGGTCGTTATATGCATTAGGAGTTTTACGTTGCTCTGTTGGTGGAGTCGGTGAGGAAGCAGGAACTTCTGCTGCTTGTTGTCTAAGGTCTACTGCCCAGGGAGAGAAATCACTAAGAATTGTTTTCACTTGATTTACCTGCAACTGTGGAAGTTTTGCTGTAAGAGTTGCTGCTGGTCTATCAATAGGAGTGCGAGGCTCTCCAAGAATATTTTTAGTTAACTGCTTAGTTGAAACAGCAGACTGAACCTGAGGCATTGGTTTGAAAGTGTCTACTGACTCTGTTGTATTAGCAGGTACATCTACATAACTACCATTTGTAAGTTTTACTTTTACGCTTTGACTTTCTGGATTTATTGACTCGATAGTTCCCGTGTATTCAGGGTTTCCACCAATAACAACTTTTCCACCAGCCTTAGCAAACTTGCCCATTTTGTCACGAACCTGACCACGAGCCTTTTCTGAGCGCTCTTCTGGGGTGTAGTTTCCATCTTGATTTGTTGGTGCGCCACTTGATGGTGCTTCACCTGCGGCAGTTAGTGAATCATCTACTTCTGAATATTCTTCATACTCACTATAATCAGTTTCATCGTATTCAACTTCATCTACTAAATCCCAATCAACGCCGTCCATTTCATCAACAAATAGTTGAGACTCTTCTGGCTCAATTTGAGAAACATAAACTGCTTTGAAAGGGTCTGCTTCAAACAGACCAGAAATAATTACTGCTGTTTTGGAATCTATAGGCAAGTGTAGTTTTGCTACATTGTCGTAAGCATCGTCAAGAGACTTATCGTAAGTTTCAAAGTCGTGATTTACATTTCCTAAATCTTCCCACATAGCATCGTCCCAAACAAAGACAGAGCCATCTGGATTTACTTTATAGAGACGGTCAATTCCTGAACCATCTAAACGAACACGCATATAAAACTGAGGTGCCATTTCTTCTGGCATAACTTCTGCTTCAATAAATGAATTAAGGTCAACTGACTCTGGCTTAGCGTAGTCAGACATAACGTATTCAAAAGAGGCAGTAATAGAGTTAGACTGGGCTTTTCTATTTTCACGATTTACGATTGCTGTAGCCCAAGACTTGGCAGCATCTCCGCCCCACAGTGCCCAAGCGATACGTCCGTTGCTTGGATAATTGTCTTGTCCAGGCTTGTAGCCTTTGCCTTTTTTGTCTACTTCATGGCGTGGAAAATATTTAGCAATATGACGAATTTTACGAATACCAATTTGTCCACCACGAGCGAGAGTGCGAGCAGTGTTTAGACCGACTGGAGTTCCGCCACGCTTTTCTTCCTTACGCCATTCCAATGCTCGTTTTGCTTCGGCCTGAACTGATTTAGGAATTGTGTATAAGCGGTCATTGTTAGAGAAAACTTTAATATCAAGGTCTGTCGTAGCAGCAACAGCAAGTTCAAAAGGAATAGAAGATTCTGGTTTTGTTTGGTCGCCATCAGGCACAAAAGAAGCAACCATAGATTCGGCATCTCCTACCGAACATACAAGTTTCTTTTGCTCGTCAATAATAACGGCTTTGTTGTCGGCAACAAATAAAACTTCGTCACCATTGCGACCAATAAACTGCACTTTTTACTCCGTCTCTTCAAGTTCTGTAGACTCGTACTTTAAGACATCTTCTATTGAAATAGCATAATCTTCAGCATCTGCTTTATCATAGAGTTCTATAAAGGCGGGGTTTACATTAAAGTCAATTAAACCATCTAAATCAAACTCCCATTCATCTTCTTCTGTTATTTCTTTCCACTGTCCTTCATCTCTATAAAACAGTTCGTTACCTGGCTCATAGTAAAGAACAAAAACTGCGTCTTTTTCTGGATCACATAAAACATACAAGTCTTCTGGAAACTCTGGATTTTCAGGTCTAAAAGCCATTTTTATTGCTCCTTTGCTTTACTATCATCAATAGGTCCACCTGCCACCCAAGCGCGACAAGTTCTAGCAGACGCACATTTGAAATCGAACGCTTCGCAGTATCCAAGTTCTCCAGCCTCGTCTATTGCATCAAACTCATCGGACTGATTTTCTCCAGTCAATCCTTGAGAGATGCAATCCTTCATTGATGATGTGACTACGAAAACAGCGCAATTACCACAGCGCTGTTGCTTTGCAGTTTGCACATCTACGCCCCACTCAGATCCCAGTGCTTGCCAATACTCGTCGTTTGGCTCGTCTGGATTTAGTGGACCATACATAGCAGTGTCAATAGCGTTTTTACGGTTTTTTAGATTAAGAGCAATGTCTTGGGTTGCTGGAGGACATTCAGACACGGCGGCAGTTATTGGTTTTAGTTCTTTTGCTGGATCATAAAATTTTGCTTCTTCTTCGTCAGAATAATCATCTCGAAGGTCTTGTTTTGCTAGTTCTAAAGCATCATCAAAACTATCGTATGGCTCATCTTCTTCTTCATAATAATTAATCATCATATTATACGAAACAATGTCTAAAATTTCTATAGCAATAGGTTTTTCTAACTCTTCTGTTTGCTTAATAGCATTAATTCTTGCTGATATTGCTCCTAAGAAATTTTCTATAACAATTTCTCTAGTTCCCACAGGGAAGCCAACACTGGTCTTTTTACCATCCGTGACAACAACAAATGCAATAGGCTCTTTAGAATCGTCCATCTGAGCAGAGTAATAAACTCTATAATAAGACTTCATCTTTAGTATCCCCTTCTAATTTTTTCAGCAAGTTTTCTAGCATTTTTAATTACATATTCTGCTCTAGCATCTATATAACCAGCGGCTCTATCGTCAATAAGGGCTAAAGCAGCAGCACGCTCACGCATACGGTTTGCAAATTCTACTATCTCTGACTCTGCTTGGTCTATACCAACATTGTCAACGTATCCAGCGCCGTATTGAAGTGCAGCGTTTCTATTTCCATAATCACGACTAGTTAATATTCTTATAGGGTCTAAGAAAAGAGGATTGCTGTTGTTTTTTTCTGCATTACCAAACATCCCATTGAACAAAGCAAGTCCATTATCAATAGGAATAATTCTTGCCTTACCTGTGTCGGGGTCTATTCCCCACATAAAATTTCCGCCGTGCCTGTCGGAGTTTCCAATAATTGCATTGCCAACAAGAAAACGTAAAATTTCTGCTCTATGCTCTGGCATTACATCTTCAATACCTCTAACACGAGCATCCGAGTCCTTTTTAATGTTTTGAAGCCCGAAAAATCCAGTGTCAGCAAACTCCATAACAGCAACTCCCCCCACTGCGGGGTCATTAGATTCTGGGTTTATTATCTTTACTGCTGGCTGAGCAAATCCTAGGTCTTTGTAAAGCATGGCTACCATTTCTTCGGCTCTAATTCCATTGCCTAAAAATTTTCCAACCATGTTTCCTTTGTCTATGTCAACTTTTATAAGTACATACTCTCCGTTGATTTTATTTTGTAGTAGGAAAAGACCATTTATGCCAGCAGTCATATTTCTTACATATTTCCAGTCACCAATTCCGTTTTTTATTTCATCGGCAGTAAAACCACTAAACTCTCTAGCAATCTTTGCTACACGCTGATTTGCTTCATCAGAACCAACTTCTCTAACTGGTAGTTTGGGGAGGTCTCCAAAATCAATAAATCCATTCTTAATTTTTTCTAATTTTTCAACTAAATCGTCTAGTCCTTTTTGTTCATCCTCTGCTGCAACTATATTTTTTATTTGACCAATCATGGCGTCTATGTTTCTTGGACCAGCAAGAACAGCATTTCTAAAATTAGGATTGAATGGATCTGGATACATTAGGGCATCATCAAAATTATTTCTTATTGCTCTTCTGTTGTCACCAACTCTGAACCCTAAACGTTGCTTGGCATCGTTATAGACTTGGAACATATCAGGAAATAGTGCCTCTAAATTTTCAACTTTTTGCTTAAAATCGTCATCCATAGGTCTTAGGGGGATTTCTTCTTGTAAGCCAGCAAGGGCCTCCATTTTGCGTGCTTCTTCAAACCAACCTAAACCTCTTGCATAGGTAGCAGCATTTCTCATATCTTTTGCAAAACGGTCGCCTCTTCGTCGGTCAATTTCATTAGCATTAGCAGCAAGAAGTCTTAAAATGTAATTCTTTTTTGATTCTCTATCTCTATCAATTGCTGCTTGGTCTGCTTTTCCAAATGGCTCAATTTGGACAAATTCTTTATCAGCAATAGCAGCCTTCAAATCTTTAGCACGAACCTTAGCGGTTCTTAAATCTAAAGATTTCCTGGCTGGAAGGTCTGGAACTTGAGCAGTTTCTCTGGTAAGAACAGGCTGAGGTTCTGGCTCTTCAACTCCAGCATAAGAGCGAACAACTTTATTTCCATCGTCAGCATTTACTACATCATCAACAAATCTATTAATTACTGCTTGAACATCTGCAAGGTTTTCTGCTTTAGCAATAATTTCTCCTCTTCCCCTTTCTTCTCCTTCAGGGAAAACAGCAGCCTCGTAGTTATTGTTTATTTTTACAACGCTTATGTTAAAACCTTTTCCACCTCTGTCAGCAACATTGCCATTAAAAATTTTCTGAGGTGCATTTTCTTGCTCTTTATTTTCAGGCTTTTCAACTTCCATAAGTCTTTGCTGCTCTGGCACCGCTTCACGACGCTCTATTGCAGCACCTTCAGGGTCTGCTATATATTCCATTTTGCTAATGGTAAAGTTTTTTATTTCTCCATTTTCAATAGCAGCAATGTTTATGTTTCCGTTTTGAAGGTTTTCCCAAACCTTAATTGGCTTTACGTATCTAGTTTTTCCGTTGTAGTTGAAAGAGATATCATCTCCATTTTCAATAGCACGTCGTATTTGCTCTTCTAAATCTTTGTTCTTATCTTTTCTTACGACAGGCTCGATTAGAGGAACAGCGAACTTATCATCTGGAGCAGCATCTGGTGCTTCTGCTTTTGGTTCAGGAGCGGGGGAAGGAGAAGGTGCTGCTTCAGCCTTTCTTCCTGGAACAATGTTTGGAGTTGCTTTTCCACCTTGGAAGAAATTTGGAAGATTAATTGGTTCTTCAATTTCATTTAGTATGACAAGGTTTCCAGCCATGCGCTTTACACCAGGGAACTTATACTTTCTTTCTATTTCATTTTCCCATTGGACTACTACGTAGTCTCCGTACATTACTCCTTTTCTACCAAGACCACCGACAGGGCCGACTCCCTTAACCTGTGCACCCTCTCTTCTTAGTACAACGCCTCTTCCCAACTGAGGTTTTTTAGGATCAACGACGACATCACCTGGTTTTACAGGTACGCCATTTGCATCTCTATAAAAACCTTTTTTCTTTTCTTCAAATTTTCCGCCTACTTTTCGACCTTCTCTAGGAATAATTCTTTCTTCAAGAGGTAGACGAGGCTGTTGTCCACGTATTCCTCCTCTATTGGTTCCATCTTTGTTGTCAACAATTTCAAATTCTTCGTCTTGAACTCCTAGGCGACGGACATTACGAATAGGTGTACCTGCTTCGTAAAATCTACTTTCAGTTTCGCCGTTCACTCTATTTTTAACAGTTATTTTATAGCGATTTAGAGGGCCACCAACATATACTATTTCTAGAATTTCTTCATAGTTATTAAAAAATGCACTCCACAAAAAGTCTTCGCCAACTTTTAGATTTCCTGGCTCTATAGGAGCAAGAAGTCCAGCATTTGCCTCAACCCAAGCGTTATCCTTAATTTTATCTTCGTCTTCTTTAATTTTTGCTTTTGCTTCTTCAGATAGAGGCTTTGGCTCTCTCTTTTTCTTTGGCTTGTCTTCTTCTGCTGGTTGTTCTGGATTTAGAAGAGCATCAACAACACGATTGACAAAATCTCTTCCTTCTTTTTCAGCCTCTGGCTCGTTTGTGTGAGAAGATGACTGGTTAGCAATAACATCTCCATCAACGTCTTTTACAACGGCATCAGCATTAAATTCTGGTTTTTCAGGATTATCTCCTGATTGAATTTTTATATTGCCAACTATTCCATCTGGAAGATTTTCAACTTCAACATATTTAGGAGCATTTACTGCGTCTCCTGGTATATCTCCACGAGAAACGGGAACGTCTTTTGCTCGTGCCTCTTCTGGTTCTTGCTGTTCTTGACGTCTTTGAGCAACTAAATCTTTCTTTTGTTCATCAAGTATCGCTCTTGCTTCGGCGTCAGCGGCAGCATATGTTCTAAATCTTTCTTCTGCTGCATAAATTTGATTTCCTTTTTCATCATAAAGTCTTACTTGATAGACAAACTTTTGGTCATCTTTTGACCTGTATATGCCAATAAATTCGCTACCAATCCCTGGAACGTTGTTGTATTCAGCAAGAAGGGCTTTGTCTTCTGCTGGTTCTGCTTCAAGTTTTTCTACGTCAATAGGATTATTAGCAATTATTTCAATAATTTCTGGCTCAGGTGACTCTGCAACTGGCTTAATCTTATCTGGCAAGTCTTCAAATGTTTTAGAATTAGATATAGCATCTAAATCACGAGGATTAATTGGTCGACGAACTCCATCAAGTCTTGTTCCGTGCCAATGCTCATAAGTAGATAACTCTCCACTGTCAACATCTTTTCTATAGACTTTTATTCGTCCTGCATCAAGACCAAAATCTTCACCACCACGAACAGCGACTACTTGATAAACTTGTCTTCCATCTTTAGATTGCATAAAATCACCAGGAAGCAAATCACGCATACGAATATTGTCACGAGGTAGGAGCACAGTGTTTTTATCATCAAGTGCCCACTCGCGGTCCTTGAGAACCATTCTTCCACGAGGAAAATCTACATTTGGTGTGAAATCAAGAACTACAACTTCACCACGAGCACGAACTGGTTCTGGCTCAAGGCCAATAGGACCAGCGTCAATATTTTCTCCAGGGTTTGGAATACCAGTAGCGTCTTTTATAACGTTATCAAGATTTGCAACATATCCATCTACATATGCTCGCAGTCCTTCTGCCAATGCTTTAGCGGCGGCAAACTCAGCAAGGTTTCCGTCATATAACTCTTTTGCTGCAATATATCCATCCATCTTTGCTACATACTCATCATTGCGAGCATCAACATCGAACAAATCTTTTCCAGCATCAAGTTCAATTCCCTTATCAATAAGAGCATTGAAAATCTTTGCTGCTGCTTCTGCATCAGCATCTGCTGCGTGCCAATTTTCTAAATCAACGCCAAGATGTTTAGCAAGGTTTCCTAGAGCGTAACTTTCACGGCCCTTAGGAGTCTTAGGACGGTTTTCCTTAGGTTGGTCTTTGTAGATGTCTCGTGCCATTGGCAAAACGTCTAGTAAACCTCCTGGAGCCCAATCAAGACCATGACGGTCAGCAAGACGACGAGCAACTTCCTCATCAAAGACCATGTTTTGTGCGCCAAAGATTGCGTTTGGTCCTGCCCACTCCAAGAACTGACGCATTGCATCTTCTTGATTTGGTTGTTGTGCTAAAAATTCATCGTTAAGTTTGTTGCCCTTGTCATCTACAGCATTAGGGATTCCATCTGTATCACGACCAGCATATGTATCAGCAATAGAGCGACCTGGGTTCATAAAGATATTTACACGGTCAATAACTTCACCATTGCGGACACGAACACCAGCAACTTGCCATGGCTCATTGCCATCTTCTGGATTTACTCCAGTTGTTTCAAAATCAAAGAAGACTAAATCTTTATCCTTAAGAAGTTCACGGAACTTAGCCCAATCGCCACCTGCTTCACGAGCAATTGCAGCCATATCACCTTGGAAGGCTGGCATCTCAATTTGGCGTGGAGGTGTAGGACGTCGTACAGCAACAGCGTTAGGAATATCCTTATCCTGCTCTGCAACGTTTTCTTTATTATCTACAACAGGAAGGTTTTCTGGAGCAGTCCAGCGGGCTGCTGCTTCGTCTAATTTCTTTTGATGCTCTTGAATTCCTTTTTCATCTTTTTTATCAGGAACCCACTTTTCATTAATAATTTTGTAAGGCTGATGTAGTTCTTCTAAATCACCCTTTGCAGGTGGTTCAACATTACGAATAACATCAATAGGACCATCTGCTTTCCACTCTTTTCTTTGAGTGACGTGCCCTGGGTAGTATCCCTCGACGCTAACAAAATTTGGCTTAGTTTTTTCATCAACAAAAATTCTTTCAATTACAAAGTGACCCTTCTTAGGGTCTGTAGTTACATCTCCAGGTTTTAGATCAGCAGCACGAGAAATAACTCTATGAGGATTATTAGAAGGCTCTGTTGGGTCTACAAAAAGTTTTTTAGCCTTATCTAACTCTACTCTGTACTCTGCCATAGCGGCGTCAAAGGCTGCTTGGTCTTCTGGTTTAGCAAATCCCCATTTATTATTTTCTTTGTTTAGTTTACGACGACCAAAATCTTGCTCCTTTGGCTTAGAAAGAACTGGTAGGTCTCCCTTTTCTGGAAGCGGATTTACGTTACGAATTACACTAATCTCTGTATCTTCATTCCATTGCTTAGTGTCTTGCTCAACGTGGCCAGGATAGTAACCCTTAATTTTAATGCGATTTGTTCCAGGAACTTTTTCACCAAGTTCAGTAATAACAAAATGGTCATCAACAGTTATATCTCCAGGAATAATGTCTTTTACTTTTACAGTAATTCTGTATGGTGGTTTTCCTATATCTCCTCCCCCAGGAGGTGTAGAACTTCCCCCACCTGCTGCTGGAGCAACGTTTGCTGGTTTTGGATATTCTTCTAGACCATCTGGAATCTCCTGTAGCCCATCAACTTGAAAATCATCTGGCATAGCAGGGCGAATGTTTTTATTTTCTGGAAGAGAAACAATGTCTAAACCTTTTTCACCTTCTGTAGCAGTGCCTGGCTTGCGCTCTGCTGCAACTGGAAGTTCTGCAACTGGTGCATTTACGTCTGGGAAATCTCCAGCCTGTTCTGCAATACGCTTTTCTCTTCCAAAGGCTGCCCAGGCTTCTTTCTGAGCAGGGCGAGGCATATCAACTGCCCATGATGTTTCAAAATCATCTAAAGCCCTCTTGTAGGCTTCTGTATGGTTATCTGGATTAGCAAAGAAATCTGCAATCTCCGCTTGAGTCATTGAATCAAAAGCGGCAATTTGCTCATCTGAAAAACCGTAGCCTTTAGCAAACTCTTTAATCTTTTCACGAGATGCTTTTGCATATTCTGCCTTGCGAGCATCTAGGTCTGCCTGTACTTCATCCCAATTTTCATAAGTCTTTGGTTCAACAAGTTTGTTTCGGTCCTTGACAGTAATTTTTCCATCTTTATCGGTAGATGCTTCAAAGTTATTCAAACCATAAACGTTGTTATAGTTTTCTGGAAGAGCGCGGCCAAACATTCTTCCTACTGTTTGTGAGATTCCCCAACCTTCGGGAACAGAACGTCCTTGGTCATCAACACGGGCCTCAGCGTTGGCTTTTAGTTCTGCTATGCGGTCTTCAATAGCCTTTTTCTCTGCTGCTTGCTCTGCCATCAAACGCTCGTAAGCATTCATTGGCTTATCCTCAACTGGGAGGTCTAGAGGAAGTTCTGCTTGCTGTTCTTCTTGTCCAACAAATCCTTCATCAGCAATTGACTTAACAAGTGTGTCTGTATCTTCTCCAAGAAGTTGTAGAGCATCACGCACTGCTTCTACAGGAACGTTTGCTACAAAGTCTTCGCCATCATCATCTTTCATAGACACATTTGCGTGTCCTGGAATTGGATTACCTGGCTCAATGCCACGCTTTAGTTCTTCAACAAGTTTTTCTTTTTCAATAGACTGCGCTAAGAAGACAGGGTTGTCACTAAATCCAACTGGAAGATTTTCATTTTGGTCTTCTTCAGTAACTTCTTTCCAGTTTTGGTATGGCTCAGGATTGATTTTGTGATATCCCGCTGGCATATCAACATCTTCATTTTTTGGAAGGTAAGGAGTGTGGTCCTTAGTTTTCATAAACTCTTCCATCTCGGCTTCGCCAAGACCATCTAATACAACTGGAAGTGGAACTAGGTCCATCTCCTCTTTATTGAAATCTGGAATCTCTGCTGCTGGTGCCTCATCTGCGTCGCGCTCAATAGTTCTTTCAAATGCTTCAGCAATATCTGGATTAGGTCCAGTAACATTTTCTGAGCCCTTACGGAAGTCAGCAAGTGCTTCTTCGTTTTGTTTAGTTCCAAGTTTTTTGTCGTAGATTCTTGCAAGTTCTAGTGGAGCATCTTCACCAGCCTCTTGAAGAGCAAAAAACAATGCTTCTGCTGGAACAAACTCGTCTCCGTTATTGAAACCAAGTGCTCCATAGCCAGTTGCGTTTTCGCCATCTTCTTTTGGAATAACTGCTTCTTCTAAAGCAGCAACTAAATCACGAGGGTCATATTTTTGTGCAAGTTCTACAGGGTCATCAGTAAAATCTGTTGACTCTTCATCAATACGACCTTCAGGGTCATATGATAAATCTGGGTTAATTATTTTTGCGCCTTCAGGAATAGCAAAAGCAAAAGCCGCTGCTTTTTCTTTAGGTTTTACAATTTCTTGTTTTTGTTTTTGTTGTTCTTTTGCTTCTGGAAATTCTGTTTCCTGAGAAGGCTTATCAATTTCATCAATCTTGTCTAGAATCTCTGACCAAGACTTGGCATCAATGATTGGACCTTTGCCATTGCTTCCAGTTAAGTTTCCAAAAGTATCTTTTGTAACTGTCCACTCTTCGTTTTTCCAAGTATACTCACCAAATTTTGTCCATCCATCTGGTGCTTCAACAAATTCAATATCTTCTTCGTTGATTACATCATCACTTGCTGAATAACGAACTGGTGCTTTACTAAATCCATCAGCGGTCGGGTTAAGGATTGCTTTTACGAACTCGCCTTTAACAGGTGGAAGTTTTGCGATACGGCCATCTGGAAGTTCTACAAGAACATTTTGTCCATCATTGGAGTCCATAAGAGTTTTACCAACAACGCTAAATACTTTTCCAGCACGACGGACTAAAGCACGAATACCTCCGCCCATGTAAGCAAATCGACCTTTGCGGTCACGACGTTGTAGTTTTGCACGAAGAGAACGAGCAATTGGAGAGTTTCCATCGCCCATAGCAGCAAGTAAAGTTTCTGCTGGAAGAGTCCCCTGAGGTAGACCAGCAAGGATTGAGTTGTAATAAGTATGTTCTACAGAGCCAAACTCTGAAGTAAGTGCTGAAGCAAGAATTACTCGTGCACGTTCATCTGTAATTCGTGCGTCATCAACAAACCAACGAGCACGAGAAGATTCTAAAGCAGATGCTGTAAGAGAGTGGTCACGAGTTGAGCGTGGGTGTGAGATTGGAAGTAAATCTGTGTGTGAAAGAGTTAAAGAGTTGTTCTTATTGTTTTGAGCAAGGTTGATGTATTGAGTAAGTTCTTTCAAAGCCATATGCTCACGTAGTGAGAATGGAAGATTACGTGTTGCTTGAAGTGAGCGAAGAACTACAGTAAATGCTGCCTTCTTTGTAATACGGCGAGATGTATTGGCATTTGTATTTGCTTGTTCAATTACAGAAAGTGCTGACTCACGGATACGAAGAGCCTGGCTCATCGACTGAGCGCGACGTCCCTCTTCTGAGATTGCGTGACTTAGTCTGCGAATTCTGCTCACTCTTGTGTACCTTCCTCAAACTCTGGTAACAAATCTCCATCAAGACTTCCATGACCTAAAGATGCTAGAAGTGATGCACGAACAAAAGGATCGTCGCCATTTCTTACACCACGAAGCCAACTTGCTCTAATTGCTTCCTCCGCTTCATATCCATAACCTGAATACTCTGCCATAGCAAGGATAGCGTCTTCTGGGTATAGGTAATCTTCTTTATCTTTTAGTTCAATATTAAGTTCTTGCTCGTATGCAAACTCTTCAACATCTTTCATAGATGTTTTTCCTTCTTTTTTGATTACGCCATCTGGAAGAACAGCAAAACGACACACTCCTAGTGGTTCTACAGGTAAAGAAATGATTTGACATTGATTTCCACCAGCATAAAGAACACAGTTGCCACAATGGACGCCAATTTCTTGGTCTTTGTTCTCTGCGGCAGGTGTATAGCCAGCCCAAATGCCAGTTTCGTCTTCATTAAACTTTCCATACTTGTTAGCAATCTCAATAAGTGCTGCTGCTAACTCTTGTTCTTCTGGAACAAGTCCTGCGGCAGTGATTGAATTAGATTTTTTACTAGAGCGAGGGTGTGCAGCAGGTAAAAGGTCATTATCTGTTGTGTAAGCAGAGTTAGAAGGCTTTCCAGACTTGAGTAAACGCAAGAAAGCATTGACACGGCCCATTGCCCATTGGTTGCGATTCATTCCAGGACGATGCGAGACACTAAATGCTCCTGCGCCACGGCGATAGACCGCCTTGAGCATTCCTAGAGATGCTTTACGTCCAGAAGGTGCTTTTTCATTGTGCTTAGAAACTTTTTCTTTCAAAGATGCTTCAACTGCTGCTGAAAATTTTACTTTGCGTGCTGCTTTGGTTCCTTTAGCGGAATCTTTTTTGTTTTTTGATGAACCTTTGATTCGATCAGACTTCGGTGCTGGTGTCTGGCTGATTGTCCTCGACATTTGATTCACCGCCTTCCGCAGGTGCTCCAGAAGTTGCTTGTTGTAGAAGTTGTTCAACACTTTCAGGTAGCGGAGCAACAGATGCGCCCTGCTGAGCCTCTCTTACCTTCATCATAAGTTCAGGACTTAGCGCACCAAGCATTGCTTCAGTAAGTTCAGGAGTAATTGCTCCCTTCTCAAAGAGCATTCTGATTCCAACTTCTTCTGCTGTAGGTGTATCGGATGCAGAGAAGCCATGAGCACGACGCCATGTCTCTCCAGAGATAATTCCTCTATCAAATCCAGAGTCAGCATCCATCGCTCTGTCATTGCGGGTTGAAACTGCGCTTGGGTCATACCAAACAACAATTCTGTCAACCTCTGTTGGATTGAATCCTTGCGCCTCTAGATAAGGACGTAGGTAAACAATTGTTAAAGCATCAGCAATAAGCAACATCAATGGTTCGATGTGTGCTTTGTACAGTGCTTCATCAATTTGTAGAGCGTTCGAGTATTTCACATTAGCAAGACCTGTTACTACATCCTTTGGAACATCTAGACCCTGAAGGATACGTTCTAGTACTCGGTCTGCACGTTGAGCCAATGCAGGGTCGAACGAACGCTCAAACTTAAATTGCTTAATCGCATCGCCAAGTTCAGCAGGGCCACGGATGATAAGCGGAACGACAGCGGAAGCAGACTCTTCATCACGAATCGGAGTTGTCATTGCATCAATGAGTTGTTCTTCAAACTCATCTTCTGCTTCTTCAGCAGTAAAGCCAGGATTTAACTCGCTATCTGCCTCGTCATATGGATAATCAGGGTCTCCTTGAGCAGCAACTGATAAACCATCTGGTAAATAAAGTGCGCCAGCATTGAGGCGAGAACGTGCTGTTGCACGGAATGTTCTATTGAGCAAAAGTAATTCAGCACAAAGGTCTAACAAACCACGAAGTGATGAATCTGCTTCATCTGAATAACGTGGGTGCGAACGCCAAATGCGTCCTACGAATGCGCCATTAGCAAGACGATTGACTCCTAGTGCACCGCCAGTGCTTTGTTCACGGCGACCAATAACGTTGTATCCACCACGAGCATCTGCCATAATTTCATCAACGGAACGAATGTCCCAAGACTCAGGGATTCCAGAGCCTTTCTTTTCTGGCATTTGAACTAAATAACATTCTCCAGCAACTGAAAGATTGAGTGCTGCATCTTTGAGAAGACCTGCTTGTCCGCCATATGCAGAGTCAAGCCGTGCAAGTGCTCGCTCTGCGGCAGCAGCAAGACGTGGGTCAATAATTTTTGCGTTGCGTACAGATGTTGGAGACTCTGATGCGTTCTCTACAACGGCTGCGTAAATTCTAATTCGTGAAACAACAGATGCAACTAAATTGAAAGCATACTTAACTTCACCAATAGCATCGTAGTATTCCCATGCTTCGGCTTGCCATGCTGATGAGCCAGCAGCACGACGTTGTCTAAATTGTTCAAACTCACCTTTGTCATTAATTTTAATTTGTACTGCCGCAGCAGTTAAAGAACGTGGAGTTGAATAAGCAACAGGAGATGCAGGTGATGATAAAAATACTGAGGCAGGTCCAGAAACTTTAGAAGAACTACGACGAGCAACTATTTGTGTGGAACGAGTAGTAGATTTTGACTTACCTTTTTTAGGTGAAGATGCTTTCTTAGGGACAGCAGGGCGAACAGGTTCATTAGACGGTTCTTCGCGTTTGAATACGCCCACAGACTTACTCCTCGTCTTCGTTACGGAACACTAGGACTACCTATCCTCGTGTGCGGATAACAAGCCAGCGATAGCAGAAAGCGCTAAGACTATTTCAACTACTTGCGTGGCCTCTGGAATAATGATACGGGATATTACGAGTAATGATGCGACCCAAACACTGGTACACCACATACAAGTAAAGAAATACCCAAACTTATTGCTCTCTGGAGGAAACTTTTCCCATATCCAGTTACGGGGTTTATCAAAAATCTCGTCTCTAACCATCAACCTAGATATTCTGTAGGTCGCTAGTCCAGCAATTGCTAACTGGAAGAAGTCTGTAATCAATTATCCCCCTGAACCATCAAAGTGCTTCCATAAGGGCTCCAAGAACGCAAGCGTGAGCCGCATCCACAGTTGTCATCCTTTTTGAAGGCTATAAGTTTTCCTGTTTCGGTAATCACTCGATGTACCTTTTCGTATTTTTCATAGAAAGTAATATTCTCTTGGAACACTAGATTAGGTCCTGACGGAGAGTCTACAGCGATAAGCAACTTATTGTTGAAAACCACGACACGACACCTGTCAAGCCTTCTGGTTCCTTTCGGGGCAGCACCTTTGGGCATCAACTCTCTCAAATCCTCTAAAGAGTTCGGTTCTGCTAAAGCAACTACTGATGGAAATACATCTGCCTGTACTCTCACTTAGTCTCCGTGTATTCAGATGGTATGTGGAACTCAAGCCAGCCAAGGTAAGACTTAGCAAGAGTTAGTGGGACTAGTAGAGGTTTCTCTCTAGTTGCTTTCTCTGGTGTTAAAAAAGTTTCTAAGTCGCTAGGCTGTTTAGCAACAGGGCAATACATCCAAGACTCTGTTTCCTGAAGTGTTGCTAATGGAAAAGCAATAGGGTAATGTGATTTTTCAGAGGTAAGTGTTTCTAAACGTCTGGCGTTGGGTCTGGACTTTACTTTTTTAGGGTTGAACCAGACTGCTACAACAAGTTCTTCTTCAGAATATGTGCCAGATGTGTTTTTGTAGGTTCTAGACATTACTTAGTCGCCTTGCCATTGCTCTGTAGGTAACTCCAGCGGCTTCAGCGATGTCCGCAGCGGGTACGCCACGGTCTCTAAGTTCTTTTGCAATCGCTGTGAGTTCCTTGTTGGCTATCGCAAGGGGGCTATTGCTTGGTGTCTTTGCTCTATATCTCTTTGAGAGGTCAGCAAGTTGTTTGAGTTGAGGTCTCAACTCTGGCGGAACGCTTGGGGAGATAGACCTCATGCGTGGAGCATTGTTTAGTGGGGCGGTGGAGGTTAGAGATTTAGGTGGAGTAGGTGGGACTGGCCTTCTCTGCTCTTCTGACTTAGCATTCTTGACCCAGAAGTGAACTGTTGACTTAGGACGAACAGGTTTGAGTGAGTTAGCAATTACAGCCAATGACCAGCCAGCCTCCCAAAGGGCGCGGAGGCGTGGGGGAAGCATTTCATCTGGAAGACTGGACAAAAATCTCACCTCATCATCTGGGAGTCTTGTCTTTTTCTTCATACCCCTATCCTACAGGGTTTTTTAGATGCCGTACAAGACTAAAGCAGCAAAATCATTGGACGACAAAGACGAATATATGAACCTTTCCATATTTTGGTTTTGGCCTGTGACAAGGCTCTGCATAGTATTAGCACTTTTCTAAATCGTTTCCGGAGAAAAATAAATTACAAACAACTTTTTATTTTTTTCGCTGGTTTCGTGCCTTAGGTGGTCTTTATTTACTTTTTATTTTGTTTTTCTGGGCTATAAGACTCTTATTGAGGTGTTCATACTTCTAACAAACATACAAACAATTATTATTTATTTTATTTTCTAAACTTTCTCTAGTGTCTAGTGTTATCACTTGGTCATCTCTCCGGCTGACTAACTTACAAACAACTTGGCTAGTGTCTTAGACATAAGGGGGCTAAGTGTCAAGGCTTTTGATAACGATTAGATAACAAGGGGGCTAGGCTCTTGTCTAAAGGTGTGATACAAAACACTAACAAAGACTAGGACAATACTTGACAATAGTCTAGGCGTGTTCTAGTGTTAGGTATGTAGTCAAAGGGGCTACACGAAAAGACAGGAAAAGAAATGACACAACACGGGGTAAGCATTACAACTGAAGGACATAACTACAACTTCGTAGTAGATACCACCGCACAGGTTAGAGACTTGCTACTGAACACCACCGCACCAATTACTGAGGTTATTGTTATGGAAGAAGGCTACGGCAAAGAAGCCCGTATGCTAAACGCTGAGGAAATCTTGGCTATTGTCCTCAACCACCCAAAGCCAGCCCTATCTCTAGTCTAATAAACTAGGCAAGGAAGCCCCCGCAAGGGGGCTTTTTTGTTGCCTAAATCACAGACACGCCGTATAGTAAATACTTGACAAGCGTAAGTTAGTAGTCTAGTATTCAGACATAACCTAAACAAAGGGGGAAAAAATGGAACACAGACTTACAGTAAAGAGAGAGTTTGCTGGTAGTTATGTCTCTTGTTGCGGTATCCAAATACAGCGTAGTGCGTTAGGTGGTTGGGTTATCACTTGGCCGGGAATGTCCTCTCCAGACGAGTGGACTAAAACCCTAGAAGATGCTAAGTGGGTTGCCGAACAACACCACACAGCGAAAAAATAAAATTAGAGAAAGACCCCTTAGGGGGTTTTTCTTTTGCCACTCCCTAGCCAAAAAGTAAAAAACTTACGCCGGCCGCCAGACTTCGGGGAATTGTTGGTAGTGGGGAAAGTTTTACTTGGAGAAACCCGCAAAGATGTGATAGGAAACACACCCTAAAGACTTGACAAGCCTAAGGCTATGTCATAGTATTAGCAGTAAGACAAGGGAAAGGAAAGAAAATGCGAGGACTACCTGATAGCGCAGTAGTAGGAACTTACAAACGCATACACCGCAAGCCAAAGCACAATGCGCCTATTGTTTCCTACAAAGCGCAAGGTGATTTTGTCGCTGGTCTTTTGTGGAAAATGGCTACACCTCTTAGAAAAAAACTAAATAAGTAATACTTGACAAGGGCTATTCCTATGGTCTAGCCTTACACTTATCAAACAGAAAGGAAATGAAATGCTTGCTATCAAACTAAATGCTGAAGGACAAGCAGAGGAAGTCCAACTAGCAGATGAAGGTTCTCAACTAGAGCAACTTCAATCTGCCGTAGGCGGACTTGTTCAAGCGATAGACTTCACCGC